TTATGTCAAAGCCAGGGAAAGCGGTGGAGACCGCGAGAAATCGCCCGTTTGACGAATTTCTATCGCATGGCCCGGCGCCAGCGCGGCCAGTTCGTCGGCACCGATATTCAGCACAGGCGACGCCGGCTCCCACGGTCCCACGCCCGGAACCGGCGGCACCAGTGAAACACGCCACATTTCGCGGGCTTCGCCCAACGGCTGGTCGACATGGTCGCGCCAGCCCGTGTCGATGCGGCTTCGCCTTGTCCATCCGACCGTCACGCCGCCCGCCCCGTCGGGACGTATCCGCGCATGTACGGGCGAAAGGGGTCGCAACGCTCGTCCAGCCGACGCTATGCCGATCTCGGTCAGCGCGGTGCCGCTCCGCGGCGCCCATTGAAGCGTCGCCCCGCCCCCCACCGTCATCGCAGCGAGGTCGTCGGGCAGCGTCAGCAACGCCGGATCGTCGAGCAGGACGAACGGCTCGCCCGCCGGATGGATCATCGCGCTTGCGGTTCCGGCACGCCCGCGAAGCAGACGCGATAGACGCCATATCCCTGGCCCGACGATCTCGGCTTCGCCGAACTGCAGCAGCTCGCCGCCTACCATCGCCCGGTTCGCGCCGGCTAGCAGCGCGGCGTCGTCGACCGATTCAAGCATCATCGAAGGATTGATCAGCTCGACCACGGCCGTGCTGGAAAGATCGAACAGGCTGCCGCTCCCCGCCGCCAGCGGTTCGGCGAGCAGGCCGAGCGCCGCTGCCGGCCGCACCGAGCCGACCGGAATCGGTTCGCTTCCCGGCGACGCAACGAACCAGCAATCGGCACCGCGCCAGCCATCGTTGCTGCCCGCTCCGGCGATAAGAATCTTTGGGGTCGACGCGGCAGGACTGCCGAGATTGGGCAGATCGAACAGCCGGACCACGCCGACCGCATCGGGCCAGTCGGGAGCGCCGACCGCCACGCCCGGCGGCGCCGGAAGCTCGATCGCGGGCAGCGGCTGGTGACGCCGCAGTTCCAGTGAGATTTCGTTGCCGCGAACCGTCCGTCCCGCCAGCCGCCAGCGGCTCCCGTCGGCACCTACCACGACCTGCCCGACGGTCAGCGCCAGCGCGGCCAGGTCGGCGTGCCGGATAACCGTCTCGCGCTCGTCTGCCGTGGCCGACGCAAGGCGCTGCGCCAGCGCCCGCGCCGACGTCGCGGGCAGGACCGCGGGCAGGTCGATCCGTTCCTCGCGCGCGCCGCCGCCCGCGACCCGGCTCGTCTGCTGGCCCAGCTGAAAATCGCGCTCGGGTTCATAGTGGCGCAGCCGGATCGTCCCCGGCAGCGACGACAAGGGCGCGCGCCGCCGCTCGGCACGGTCGCCGGGGGCATCGCGCCGCCCAGCCTCGCAGAAATCGCTGAGCGCCGGCACCTCGCCCGCCCCTTCCGCCGGCGTCAACCGCCAGCTCTCAGGCCCGCTCGCCAGCCGCACACCGTCGGCGTCGAACAGCGGCGCCAGCGCATCGCGCGCCCGGTCGCCCGATGCAGCATAGCCCGAAAAGGGCCACGCGCCTTGGCAGCGCCCGGCGTCAGCGAGCAATGCGTTGCCGATCAGCCCGACATCGACGCTTCCCGTATCGGCTTCGACCTCGAAGGTAAGCGACGGAATCCGGTTGCCGAACGCGCCCAGTTCAAGCTCCTCGAACACCACATAGGACAGACCCCGAAACGCGCTCGCCGACGCGATCCCCAGCGCCGACGCGATCAGCGGATCGGCCGCCTGATCCTCGCTCCCGTCATACCAGCGGAAGGTGCAGCGTTCCCGAAAGCTGCCGCTCGCCCCACGCAGAAGATTGCCGTCGGCCCAGATGCGTCCGATCGTGCGGACGGGGCGCGACGACAGCGCGATCGCCAGCGACACCGCATAGCTATATTCACTCGTCGACGGCCGCCCCTTGCCGCCACCGCGCTTGGCCCGCCGCTCGATCAGGTCGGTTGCCCAGATCACGCTGCCCGCGACGCGCATCGTCCCGAACAATTGCGGGATCTGCTGGCCATAGGTCGACGCCTGGACCTTCAAATCGGCGAGCTGCGGCCCCTCACGCCCCTTAGGCTTGAATATCTGGGCGTCGACTTGCTGCCCGACCGCCGCGCCGATCGCTGCACCCACCGGGCCTCCGACAATCCCGCCCACCACCGTCAGCACCAAAGTCGCCATAGATTTGCTCCCCGATAATCCCTCCCCAAAGCGGAAGGGGTGCGCGACTAGGACGCTCGCGCCCTAGTCGCAGCAGGGTGGGCACAGCGGCAATCGCCAACGCACCGCACCCCGCAATCCGTCATCCAGCGGCGTCTCCACCACCCGCCGCAGCCCCGCATGGGCGTGAACCATGCTCGCCGGCCCCAACAGCCCGAGATGAAACTGCCCCGCCGGACAGGCGATCAACGCCACATCGCCCGCGCGCATCGCATCCGCCGCGCGCGCGAAGCTCGCCGCCGCCAGCGCCGCCTCGACCCGCCCGCGCGGCCACCCGCGCAGTGGATAATCGCGCGGCCGCGCCAGCATCCGCCCCGCCGCCGCATAAGCCGCCCAGACCAGTCCGACACAGTCGAGCCCCGTCGCCGGATCGTTCCCTTGCGGGCGGAATCGCGCTCCCACCATCGTGCGCGCCGCGCGAAAGGCGGCCGCGCCGCAATCAGCCACCGGGATAGCGCGTCAGCAAATCATTGCCCGGCAGATGCGCCTCGCCGCGGAAGTTGATCGCATTGGCAAAACGGTCGCGGCACGTCGCGAGCTGCTTGTCGCATCCCTCGATCAGCCGCACGCGCACCGGGCCCGGCGGCTCGAACGCCGGCGCCTCGGCGAGGTGGAGGCTCGCTCCATCGGCCGAAATCACCGGACTTTCCAGGCCGCAATTGGCGCCCTCGATCCACGACAAGCTGCCGAAAGCCATATTGCCCACCGCAACATCCAGCGTCACCACCCGCCCATCGACGGCCACGACGCGCCGGACATGCGTGCGCGGCGCCAGGTCGACGCGGCACGCGCGGTCGCCAAGCATCGCACGGCACGAGGGCGAGGTCGCCGGGCACACCGGCCGGTCGAGCAGCCGCGTCACGCCTTGCAGCTCGGCGGCAAAGGCCGCCCCACGCTGCTCGATCGCGCCCAACGATCCGCGCGCAACCGTCACCGGCGCTGCATCGGGCGCGGTCCAGTCCGTCACGAACAGCTCGAGTTCCGCCCCGTCCCAGCGCCCCGCTTCCAGGTCGCGCGCGGTCATCGCATCGCTCGCGATCGCGCCCTCCAGGTCCATCGTCGCGGCGTCGAGGCTGTCATTCGTCTCGATCGCCGAGGGCTTCATCCCCGGCGCCGCGCGATACGCCAAGCCGCCGATTACCAGATCGCGGTCGTGCGACGTGAAGCCGATCGCGACGCCGTCGCGCCGCGCCAGCCGCCAGCACCAGGCAAGCGTCACCAATTCCTCGCGCAGCCAGCCGGGCGCCACCATCAACGTCATGTGAAATCGCCTCGGGGGGCGCGCACTTCGATCAGCGGCACGCTCGCCAACTCGCCCGCGAGAAAGGTTGCGCGGCTCGCTTCCAGCCGGTCCTCGGCAAAGCGCACCGGCACGTCGAACAGAAAGCCGGCGCGCACCGCGATCCCCACTCCCGGGGCGACATCGAGCGACACCTCCCCGTCGTCGGTGATCAGGAACGACGCCGTCTCGATCCCGTCGACCGAGACGCGCACGCTCCCTTCGACCGGCAGCCGGATCGGACGGACCTGTTCGGCATCGCCCTCACCATAGCGTTTCACCAGCGCGAACTGCCGCCGCTCCCCGTCGCCCAGCCCGAGCAGCTGGTCGGCCGCCGCCGGAAGGCCGCCATCGGCCGCCGAACTGCCGTCGAAGGGATCGCGAAAACGAAACGCCCGCGCCGCACCCCGCCGCGCGCGAAAGAAATCGGTCAGCGCGCGCACATCGGCCTCGGACCGGATTCCCGGCCCCGCATCATAGCGCATCCGCGGCTCGGCCCATTCGCTCGCGCGCTGCTCGTGCCCCGACGGCGAGCTCACGATCTGTGTTGAAAATTCGGTCGCGACCACCGCCTCGCGCCCGATCGCGAGCGGAAAATCCACCGCATCGAAAGCCTGCACATCATCCTCCCCATCAAAGGCCACGAACCCGTCGCGCGCCACCTGCGGCAGCGCCCAGACAAAGGCCCGCGCCACCCCGGCGCGCCGGGCCGCGTCGGCCGCACCGGCGATCGCCGCCCACGCGGCCCGCTGTTCGGGCAACAGCACAAAGCCCGAAAAATAATGCTGCTCGTGGGCCGGATAACCGAGCCGCACGACCATCGCTGTCCGCGCGCGCGCCGTTTCCGCGCCGCGTCCGCCCGTCACCCAGTCATAATCCTCGAGCTGCAGCACATCGAAGGCCGGCGCCGCCCACCCCAGCGGGACATTGGCACGCCGCACCGCGGGCGCCGCGGGGTCGAGCACAGTCGGCAGATAGACGAGCAGATGGCTCACCAGCCCCGCCGCGTCCGCCTCGCCCTGCGCCGCCGCGACCAGCGCGGCGGTCGATGCGGCGAGGAGCGCGCCGAGTTCATCGAGCATCGCCAATTGCGGCGCGTCCAGCGCCGCCCGCACGTCGGCGATCGGTACGCTTGCGCTCCCCAGCGCCGTCGTCGTCGCGGCGTCATAGGCGCAGATCCGCCCTTCGCTGGCGATCCACCACCACGGCTCGCCGACCTGGAATTTCAGGTCAAGCCCCGCCGCCGCGCCGATCGCGACGAACGCGCGCGCGACCAACTGCAAATATCCCATCGCCGCCGCATTCGCCGGCGACAGCAAAGTCGACGGCGGCGCCCACCCGGTCAGCGCGGGCGACCCGTCGCTCGCACGCTGCTTCCACTCCTCGGGGCAATAGGCGTCGAACAGCTCGTAAGAAAGCGACCAGATCACCCCCAGCCCCGCCGTTTCGCATGCCGCCGCGAACCCCGCGTGCCACGCCGCGCACGGCGCATTGAGCGCCCCGCCCGCCACACTCGCATGAAAAGCGCCGCCTGCCGCACCGAGCCGCATATAATGGCTCATCCCGACATAATGGACGACGTCGCCGCGATAGCCCAATTGCACGACCTGCCGCACAAGCCGCACCGGGGTCAGATGATAGCTGTCGTCATAGCCGCTCGCGATACCCAGCCCATGCTCGGGCATCACGACATCGCCGATCACAAGCACCGATCCCGACCCCGAACAGGCGATCTCGCTCATCTCGGCCCAGCCCTGCGCCGGCGCCGGCAGCACGGCATCGCCGCCGTCATAGTCCGGCGGCACCAGCGAAATGAACATCCGGTCGATATCGCCCGCCCACACCGGGTCGGCCTCGCCCGGCAACAGGAAGCCGCCGGCCAACGCACCGAAATCGAGCGTGACGACGGCATCCTCCGCCGTTCCCTCGGCATAATTCCACAGCCGCACATACCAGGCGCGCGGACTCCCCGTCGCGTCGCGCCCCTCGATCGTCAGCGTCGGCCCGTGCAGCGCGTCGAGCGGCTTCACCCCGCCCGATCGCCAACGAAACTTGAGCTGCGTGTGCCGGAAATCGCGCTTCGTCTCATAGGCGAGCAAAGGATGATCCCACCGGTCCTCGCTCTCCCAGATCAGCCCCGCCAGATCCTGCTTCTGATAAAAGACCGCCTCGACCCGCAACGTGCCCGGCGCGTCGCTCGTCACGCTCGCCATCATCGGCCGCGCGAAATCCACCGTCCAGAAGCGCGGATCGAACCGCTTGAGCCAGGTTTTCCGATGATGCGGCTCGGCCGAAACCAGCGCCCAGCCCATTAATCCTCTCCCTGCGCCACCGCGCGCCGCACCGCGCGCGCCAGCTGCCGCCCCGTCTGCGCCAGCCGCTGCGGTTCGCTGCCCGCCTCGCCCCGCACATTCACCGTGATCGCGATATTGCGCACGCCGCCGCCCGCCGCCTCGATCCGGCCGCTAGCGGTCGGCACGAACAGCTCGGGCCCGCGCTCGCCGACACGATAGGCGCGCCCGGCGCTCACCGGCCCGCCGGTTGCGCGGCCCGGCGCGCCGAACAGCGCCATCGCGATCGACGTGCCCAGCGACAGCAATCCCCCGCCGCCCGAGCCGCCCCCTACCGCACCAATGCCGTTCGAAATCGCCGCCCGCGCGATATCGGCCATCACCGACAGCGCGAGCCGCTTCAGATCCTCGAACCCCATTTTGCCGTTGACGATCGCGCGCGACAGCGCCCGCTCGATCGCCCGCCCCGCCCGATCGGCTTCCACGACCAGCGGCCCGCCCAGCTCGGCGCGCAGCGCCGCGATGTCGCGCCGGAACGCTCCGGTATCGGCGCGCACCGCGACGACCATTTCGTCGACCTCATCCATCGGGAAATCTCTCCATCATCGCCGCCAGCGCCGCACCGTCGAAACAGGCCGCCTCGCCGGGGTCGACCCACCCCGCCAGCACCGCGCGGGCATCGGCCGGCGTCGCCGCCCAGAACTCGCCCGGCCGCCATCCCGCTACGCGCGCCATCACCCCCGCGAGCCTGATCGCCGCGGGTCCCAGCCGATCGTCCGCCACCTCATCGTCCCTGCAATATCTGCCCCAGCAGCACGCGCAGCGCCGGCGTCACCGCGGCCAGCCCCTGCGCGACCACGGCTTCGCCCACCGCCTCGCGCGTCAGCGCCTCGGGCCGCTCGCCGACGCAATGCCAGAACAGCCCGGCCAGCTCGCCCAGCCCCAAGCGCCCGTCGGCGGCGCGCTCGACCAGGCCAAATAGCGGCCCCAACTCGGCCTCGGCGGCGACCAGCGCCGCAAAGCTCGGCCGCAACACCAGCCGCCGCCCGCCGACCATCAGTTCGGCCTCGCCGCGGAGCGCATTGGCCCCGCTCACAGGCTCACCACCGCGCCGCTCGATTCCAGGTTCAGCGTGTAATTGCGCTCGCCATTATAATCGCCGGCATAGTCGAGCCGCGTGACGAGGAAACGCCCGCGCATCCGCTCGCCGCTTTCGAAGCTCAGCTCATAATCGTCGATGGTCCCCGACAGGGCATGACCGCGAAGCCGCACCTCGGCCTCCGAGCCCGTAAAAATGCCCGCCGCGCTCACCGAAACCGACCGGACGCCGGCCCCCGACAGCAGCTCGCGCCAGCCGCCCGACTCCTTCGTCGTGACGTTCACCGCCTCGCCGTTCACCGACATCTGCGTGGTGCGCAGACCCGCGACCGTGCGATAGGTCGGCGGCGCTTCGCCGTCGCCGATCTTGAGCAGAAAATCGCTCCCATTTTCGATAGCCATGGTCTAACCTCCTCAAAATATAGTCATGCGGAATGGGGAGTCGCAGGATGCTGATCACGACATTGCTTTTGGCCGCCATGGTGCAGTCGTCGCCCGCGGCGACCGTCGCCACGACGCGCGTTGCCTTCACCAAATGCCTGCGCGACGACATGAAGAAGGCGCTCGAGGCCAAGGTCGAAGACGTCCAATATGAAATGCAGGTGAAATCGAACTGCGGGACCGAGCGCGACGCCTTTCGCAAGGCGGTGATCGCGCTCGGCCGCGCGAGCGGCGATTCCGAGCAGGTCGCGACCGAAGACGCCGACCTGCAGATCGAGGATTACCACGCCAATTTCACCGAAAAATTCAAGGACTATAAGTCGACCAACACGATGCCCGGCGAATAGCGAAAACTTCGCCCTATCCCGCCAGGCAGCGACACCGCACGATCGTCTCTCGGCGCCAGCCGCCGTCGCGCGCGAAGGTGAACCGCGTCCGCACGACCCGCGTGCCGACGACCGTCCAGCCGTCCGCCGCGCCGCGCAACGCCCCGGCCGCCGCTTCGATCCGTGCGGCGGCACCGCCGTCCGCGCTCTCGCCGACGCCGTTCAGCACCAGCGTCAGCTGCACCTCGCGCCCCGCCCGGTCCTTCGTGCCCCAGTCGCGGCCTTCCGTCCCGCCCACCGAGACATAGGGCGCGCTCGCCCGCGGCGGCACGCCATCGAACACGCCATGCACCAGCCCCGCGAGCGCCGCGTCGCCCGCCAGCAGCGCGAGCGCCTTCGCGCGCACCGCCTGCTCGGCGCCGCTCATCGCGCGCCGCCAAGCGTCAGCCGCCGCCACGGCTGCCACAGCGCCGCGATCACCGCGGGCGGGCCCGCCCCCGCGCCGTCGCGCGCGTCGTGCAAATGCTGCGTCATCCGCACGATGCCCTGGCGGATCGCTTCGGGAACGCCGTTCGCGCCCTCGGCCATGCCGGCGCGATAAGCGATGCGTACCCGCGCCGCCTCGCCCGGATCGGGCACGGCGACGCAGGCGCTGCCGTCGCGCGCGATCGTCACCCGATACGCGTCCTCGCCGAGCGGCTGTTCACTGCCGTCCGGCAACAGCAATGTCACGCCGTCGACCGCGACGACCGGGCGGACGCGGAGCGGAATGCCATCCGCCGGCAGCGGCGCCTCCTCCTCGCCCGCGCGCACCACCAGCCACTGGCCGATAAACGCCTCGCAGATATTGGTCGCCGCGCGCACCAGCCCCGCGATCACCGCGTCGTCGGTCGTCGCGCCCAGCCGCAGCCAGCCGCGCGCTTCGTTCAGGCTCACCGGGGCCCCGCCCGGCAGCAAGCTGTCCGCCATCATCGCTCCTCCACCCGCAAGGTCATCGACCGTTCGTCGATCTGCCCGTCGCTCATCGTCACGCGGTTGGTGACGCGATAGACACGCCCCGCGATCCCGCCCGCCAGCGTGACGGTGACCTCCTTCAGGTCGTGCGCGCTACCGATTACGATGACGCCGCCCTCCTCATCCGGCGCGACCGACCAGTCGCTCGCCAAGACCGCCTGGCCGCCCGGATAGGCGGCCGCCCAGTCGAACTCGAAATCGATCCGCGTGCCCGGATCCTTCACCATCATCGTCATCGTCTTTCCCCTCCCGTCAGGGCTTGCGCACCGTCACGCGCCGCGGTGCCTCGCGCGCCAGCGGCAGCGCCGTCTGCGGCGCCGCCGGCTCGGGTCCCGCCCATTCGCTCGCGAGATCGCGCCGCGCGGCATCGCCGATCGCGCGCGCGGCCAAAGCCGATCCGTCCGTCATGCCGCGGCCTCTAATGCTGCGAGCCGCGCCGCCTGCGCCGCGATCAGGAACAGCGCCAGCTGGTCGGTGCGCACACCGAAACGGTCGCCCGCGGGCGGGTCTTCGCCGGCTGCGTCCTCGCCCCACTCGTCGTGGCAGAGAAAGGCATAGCGGCTGTCCGGCGCAGCGCCGTCGGTGATCGGCTCGATCAGTCCCTCGTCGGACATGATCGCCCACACCGCCTGCGCGCGCGCGCCGAAGTGCATCCGCGCACCGTCTTCGCCCTTTACGGCGATCGCGTCGTTCCACTGGAAAAAGCCCAACTCACCGATGATCCGGCACGCGGCGCGCAGTTCGGCCTCCGTTGCCGCGCCGCGCCAGCTCTTTTCGCGCGCGTCGGAGGTGTTGATTGTTCCCGTCCCGGCGTAAACGACCGACCATCGAAAGGAACCCGAGCCCAACGTTTGACCATTATCGGCGCCCGGCTGCAAAGTTCCGCCGCTGGTGATCTGCGCGACCTGTGTTCCGTTCACAAGAAACTGGTGGCTCGACGCCGCCGCGACGTCATATTGCATCGTCGCGGAGGACCGTAGCTTGACCGAGCTCGAACCGGCCTGCTCGGCGAACATCTTTCCCGCGTTCGGCATGGTCAGTTCGAGACCGGCAGCATTGAATCTACCGCGTTCGCTCGCCGCAATGTCAAAGGCGACCCCGCCGTCGAGGATACGAAGACCGTCCCGGCCCGCACTGGCCCCGGCGACGTTGAACAACCCGATTATATCCGCATTTGCGAAAACGCGCAGGCGCTGCCCGCCATCCTTGCCGATGTCGAGCGCGTCGCCGTCGGAAGCGCGCCGCACGTTCACGGCATTTCCGGATGTCGCCGCCAGCGCGCCGTTCAGCGCGTAGCGGCCGTCCGCATCGCGAAACGCCAGTGTCGACAGCGGGATATTGACCCAGCCGGCGCCGCGGCGAACCGTCACTGCGTCGGTGGCTTCGCCCGCGCCCGCGCTGCCGTGCGTCGTCGACAGCGGCTGCTTCGCCTCGACCGCATCCGCCAGCCCTGCCAGTTCGGCGCCGCAAGCCGTAACGTCGGCCGCCATCGCCGCCGCCTGCGTATCGTGCGCCGCGAACCAGCCGGCGCCAACGGTCAACGCGATCGTTTTCAGTCCGGCAGCGAAATCGACCGCCGCGCCATCCGCCGACGACGCCGCCACCATCTCGCGAAGCAAACGGCCGTCGCCGCCGATCCGGCCGGTTCCGACCTCCCATTGTTCGGGGCGGGCGATCCCCGCCACGGCATAGTGAAACGAAGCGCCGGGCTGTACCGCGTCGGCAAAGCGGCGATGGCCGGGCACCGCGCCGGTCGGCGTCAGCGGCCCGGTCCCGCCCTCCTGGGCGAGCTCGCGCACCAGGTCGGCGAAAAAGGGGGTCGGCATGGCAGGGCCATCCTTTCCAATGCAATTTATGGAGAAAATGCCGGTCGCCATTTCGTTCAGACCGAGTCGAAAATGACTGTCGCCCGCGACCCGGCGCGCAGCGTACTATTGTACGTGAGCACCGGAAGCGCGGGCGGCAGGCATTTGCAGGCCGGTATGGACGGAATGGCAACCGGCATTTGGCGCCCGGCTCCGCCCCGAAAGGGTTGGACGGGCCGGGCGCCCTTCGCGCACCAGCGCCGTTTAGCTGGCGGCGAACTTCATCAGCTTGATGGCCTGCGAATCGATGATCGCGCCGCCAACCCTTTTGGTTGCATAGAAATGCACGAAGGGCTTGTTGCTGAACGGATCGCGCAGAGCGCGTCTCGCCGCGGTCGGCGATCAGGTATCCGGCGCCGAAATTGCCGAAGGCGATCGACAGGCTGTTCGCAGCCACATCGGGCATGTCCTCGGCCTCGACCACCGGATAACCCAGCAGCGTCGCCGCCTGCCCCTCGACCATTCCCGGCTGCCAGATGAAGGCGCCGTCGCTGGTCTTGAACTTGCGGATGCGCGCCAGCGTGTCCGAATTCATCACCCAACACGCGCCTTGACGATAGGGTGCCTTCAGCGAATGCACCAGTTCGACCAGCTTGTCCTGCGGGTTCGACGCCGGAAAGGCGCCGGCGGTCCCCGTCGCCAGATGCTGCAGCGTGCCGAAGGCGCGGACGCCGTCGAGCTCGTTCGTCGTCGCACAGGTCAGGAAACCCTTCGGCCGGTTCGTCCCGTTGCCGGTCACGAACGCCGATCCTTCCGCGACCGCGAACTCGCGCCCCAGTTGCTCGGCCAGCCAGTCCTCGACGTTGAACATCGCATCGTCGAGCATCGCCTGGCTCGCCGCCGGATTGGCGTAAAGCTCGCCCGACGGCGGCACAATCTCGGCAAAGCTGCGCGTCGCGGTCTCTGGCCGCGACGCCGTCTCGCCGACCCAGCCCGCGCCCATCGATCCGGTCGCGACCAGCTTGCGATAACCGCTCGTTCCCGTCTGCACCACCGTCGCGATCGACCGGATCGGCGACAGCGCCTTCAGCGTCGCGCCGATCGAGCCATCGATCTCGCGCGGCACCGCATAGCCGCCCTCGCCGCCCGACGCCCCCGACAGGCTCTTCATCTCGACCCCGGCATCGATCCCGCGCCGCAAATATCGCTCGACGAACGCATCGCGCGCCGGGTCGGCCGCCTTCGCCCCGTCGAGGGGCAGCCGCGACGCGGCGACCGCCTGCGCGTCGACCTGGCGCTGTAGCGTTGCCACCGACGCCTTCAGCTCATCGACCGCCTCGGCCGCCAGCACCGCATCGAACGCCCCCTCGAGCACGCCCGCCTTCACTTCCATATCGTCCATGCTTGTCACTCCTTCACCAAATCCACCGCGATCACCCGCGCCAAGGGCTGCATCGGCGCCGCCACCAGGCTGACCTCCGCAAGATCGAGCGCCGTCAGCTCGCGCGGATTTTCTCCCCGCGCGCCGCGCACCCGATATCCAAAGCTCAGCCCCGTCAGCGCGCCCTTGGCGACCAGCTTCGCCGCCGCCGGATGCGTCACCCGCGCCACGACGCGCAGGCCCCGCCCATCCTCCGCCAATGTTTCGATCGTCCCGATCGGCGCCCCCGGCCGATGCTGCCAAAGCAGCGGCACCGCGCGTCCCGCGGCGAGGCTCGCGGCAAAGGCCCCGCGCCGCACCACATCACCTCCGCGATCGACGCGGTCGAACACCGACGCATAACCCGCGAAGCGCAGGCTCACTTCAGCAGCCCCGGCAGCCCAAGCTTCACCGCCAGCCCAACGACGACGAGCGCGAGCACGCAGCGCACCGCCCAGTCGACGACCGCCGCCCACACGCTCTTCTTCGCATCGCGCCACGCACCCAGCAGTTGCCGCAAATCGCTGACGTCATCGCGTGCCGCCTCGTCGGCGAGCCCGAGCCGCGCGAGCGCCCGCCGCGCGCCGAGCTCGCTCGCCTCCTCGACCACCGCACGCAGCAAGGCCGCGTCGGGCGCACCGGAAGCGCCGGCCGCACTCGTCCCCGCCAGCGCGACCAACCGCGCCAGCGCCTCTTCCTCATCCATGTCGATATCCTCATGAAAATCCCTCCCCCGGGGATGGGGGAGGGTTGCGCAGCCTTGGCAGCTTGCTGCTTAGGCGAAGCTGGGTGGGGGTGGGCCGCGGCCCGCGAGAGCTAACCCATCCCCAACAGCGCCTTCTTCTCGTCCGCGCTCAACCAGTCCGCCGCCGACACCTCGCGCCACAGCGCCATCCGATCCTCGGCCAGCGCCGGCACCCGATCGAGATCGACGCGCAGCTCCGCCCCGTCGAACCACCCACTCAAACCTTGCGAAATCGCTCCCAAAATCTTCGCGCACAGCGGCAGCACGGTCAGCCGCCACAGCGCCCGATTGGCCTCGCGATAATTAGCATAGGTCGCATCCCCTGGCAGTCCGAGCAGCATCGGCGGCACCCCGAACGCCATCGCGATCTCGCGCGCGCTCGAATCCTTGAGCGCCAGAAAATCCATCTCCGCCGGCGACAGCGACAAGGTCTGCCATTTCAATCCGCCCTCGAGCAGCAACGGCCGCCCCGCATTCGCCCCGCCGGCGAAACTTTCGGCCAGCTCCTCGCGCAGCCGGTCGACCTGCTCGGTCGACAGCGGCATCCCCTTGTCGCCCGGATCATGCACCAGCGCCCCCGAAGGCCGCGCCGCATTCTCGAGCAGCGCCGCGTTCCACTTCGCGGCGGCGTTGTGCGACGCGATCGCGCCCGCCGCGGCGCCCAGGCACCCCGCACCATAATGATCGTCGAGCGGATGCAGCGCCTTCACATGCACCACCGCGACGCGCCCCGCGCCATCCTCGGCGGGCAGCACCGCCGCCGACCCGCCCGCCTTGTAACGATAGGCCACCGGCCACCCGCGCGCGTCGGCCTCGACCGTCACCCGCTCGGGCCGCAGCGCAAACAGCTCGGCCGGCGCCCCCGCGCCGTCGGTCAGGATTTGCACATAGCCATTGCCGTGCAGCAGCAGCTGCGAGGCCAAAGTCTCGACCAGCCCCCGCCCGCCCGACGGCGCCGCAACGAGCGCCGCCAGTGTCGGATCGCTCGCCACCAAGGGCGCACTGCCCGCCGCCTCGGCGACCAGCCGCACCGCCCGCTGCACGATCGCATTGCCCAGATACCCCTCGCGCACCTGCGCTTCCCAGCTGAGCGGCGCGGGCGCGCTCCCCACTATTCCATATGTCCCGTATACACGCGACAAAGCAGGCCGCGCAGGCACCTGCGCGGCCTTGCGGCCAAACCAGTTCATCATGGTCTCCCCAACTCGTCGCCCCCGCGAAGGCGGGGGCCGCTGTCGTTTACGCTACACCGCCGCGTCGGGCCGCTTGCGGCTCCACCTGCGCGGTGGGGATGGCTAAATTCTCCGCACCCCCGGCTCCCGCCCCTTCTTCAGCCCGTCCAGCAAAGCCGCCAGCGCCCAGACACACGCATCCGCCCGGTCCGGCGAGCGTCCCGGCCCCGCATAGCCGCCACCAACCTGCAACCCGCAAAGCTGATCCTCGAGGCTTCCGAATACCCCCGCATGCACCACTTCGCCGCGCTCATATGCGATCGCGACCGGCTCGGCGCGCCGGCCCTTGCCGACGCTCGCATGCACCGGCACCACCGGCAGCGTCAGGTCGGCGTGGCGCAGCGTGCCCTCGACCATCTCGCCGCCCATATTGCTCTCGGCCACCACGCGCTCGGCGCACCAGCGCGCCGCCGCGGCCGCGACCGCCTGCGCCCACATAGCGGGCGGCGGATTCTCGACGCTTGCATCCTCGACCACCGCCAGCCGCCCGTCGCGCAGCTGCGCCGCGACCACGATTCCGCAAGCATCCCCGTTCGCCGTCGCCGGCGGATCGACCCCGATCACCACGCGCACGGGCTTGCCGACTGCATCGGCATCGACCCGGCACCGCTCGACCAGCGCGCGCGTCCACAGCGCGCCCTCGACATCCTCGAGCAATTCGCCGCCCAGTTCCTGCCGCCCGAGCCGCGTGCCGCCATAGAGCCTGTCCATCGTCGCCAGCCATTGCGGCGACAGATTGTGGTTGTTGCTCCGCGTGCTCCCGCCGGTCGTTTCAACACCCTTCTCGTCGATCAAACGCCGCACCAGCGGTACCCCGCGCGGCGTCGTCGTCGCGACGACGCGTGGGTTATCGCCGATCCGCATCGTCAGCATCAAATTGTCCCACGCGGCCTCGCCCTGCGGCCATTTCGCGATCTCGTCGCACCAGGCGGCCGAATGCTCGGGCCCGCGAAGGCTCTCGGGCTCCGCCGCCGAATAGAGCGTCGCCACCGCCCCGTTCGCCCAGCTCAGCCGGCGAAGGCTGCTTTCATAATCGGGGCGGTCATGGTCGGGCGCGATCGCGAGCAGGCCGCTCTCGCCCTCGATCATCACCTGCCGCCCTTCGTGCAGCGACGCCGCGACCAGCGCGATCCGCGCGCCCGGATGGGTTTCGGCATAGCCGCGTATCCATTCGGCGCCGGTCCGCGTCTTGCCGAACCCGCGCCCCGCGAGCAGCATCCAGACATGCCAGTCGCCCGCGGGCGGGCATTGATCGCCGCGGCGCCACCAGGACCAGTCGGTCAGCAGCGGTGCAGCCTTGTCATCGTCGATCCGGCGCACCCATGCCGCAAAAGCGGCGGGCGGCATGTCCCGCAGCTCGGCAAGACTCGTCAAGATGGACCATCCTGCTCGGCGACGTCCGCTGCCGCCTGCGCCCGTATCGTTTCGAGCTTCGCGACGAGCCTCGCCTTCGCGCCTGCGTTCGCCGCCGCCCCCACGGGCAACCTTGCACCCCGCACCGCCGCCCGGTGTGCCGCGAGCAGCGAAAGGCCGAGCCGGTATTTCTGCGCCCGCGATTTCAGCGTCGCGTCCTTCACATTGCCCGACGGCGCGATCAGCGCCTCGGACAACAGCTCGGCTTCCAGCCGGGCGAAACCCTCGCACAGCGCCTCGTGCCAGCGCGCCGCGAAGCCGGGATTGCGGCGCCGCTCGCGGTACATCGCGTTGGCCGGAAGCCCTGCCGCGCGCGCCGAAGCGGCCACGTTGGAGGTTTCGGCGAGCACTTCGAGAAAAACGCCCATCTGCCGCCGGCTGGGGCGTGTATTTGCGGAGCCTTCCGCCGCCTTACCGGTCCGTCCCAT